GAATGCTCGGTATCTACTATATTACTCTCTGGGTGGGCAAAATCAACTGTAAAAAGGTATTTGCCTTCGTGAAGTTTCTTGTCTTTACCGAAATATTTTCCTGATTGGCCTGCTAAAAGATCGAAAGTAGTAATAGCAGGATAATAACTGAAACAATTCCAAAGCTCCAGCTCGTCAAGTCTAGGTCTAGGAACTTCTTTGACGTCAAAGCCTCTTTGAATGAAGGCAGATATCGGGAGACGATAGAAGACAGCACCGTTCTCCATAATCGCATGGAATAAGATAGCCCGTCCTGTAAGAGACGCCATCCCAAAGATAATACAGTCTTCAACTTCGCCGTGATGTTGTTTAAGGTCATATAAATATTCTCTCCTTATTTGTGCGTATTGTACAGGAATATTTGCATTTAAGTAAGCCATATTTTTTAATCATTTATGCTACCCCAGTTATTCCCAAACTCATAGTCTACTTTATTGGGAACCTCCAAAGTTACAGCATTCTCCATAATTTCAATTATACGCTTAGCTTGACTGTCACTTTCAATAGATAAGTCAAGTTCGTCGTGAATTTGTATATGCGGTATTATACCTTCTTTGTAAAGCTCTAACATAGATTTTTTTGTCATGTCAGCAGCTGAGCCCTGAATTAATTTATTTAGGGCTTTGTAAGTGTAAGCTCTCTTGATCCCCGGTCCATGTTCCCTGAGTGCATCTTCGTGTTCCATAGCTTTATGCATACCGAACTGATTGGGTTCCCATAAATGGAACCTGCATAGTCGACCAAGAAGTGTTCGTATCTGTCCTCTGTCCTGTGCTCTGTTAGAAGCTTTCTCCATAAGTTGTTTAACAAACGGAACTCTTTGGTGATAAGTATTAAATAATTCTGCGGCTTTTTCTTTCGTCACTCCCAGCTCTGCCTGAAGTTTAGCTTTACCCATTCCATAGAACAATCCTAAGTTAATAGTCTTGGCCTGTGATCTAGGGATCTCTGCCATATCTGCTACGGTCTGGTGAAAGTCTGAATTAGAATCATTCTCATAGGCTTCAACCACATCATAGACTGACGGTAATTTATATAACGCTGCATAATGAACAACGAGTCTAGGTTCTTGCTGTGAATAATCAAAGCATCCCCATTTGCATCCATCTTCGGGAATGAATAGTGACCTAATTTTAGGGCCTAGATCCTTGTTTCTAGCAGGTATTTGCTGGAGGTTAGGGTTCTGATAAGAAAATCTTCCCGTTACTGTTCCTCCTCCTGCATTTCTTAACTGATTAATCTCTGCATGTATTCTACCTTTGTGTTGGTATCTTAAAATAGAATCAATAAATGTTGTGTGTGCTTTATTTATCTCCCTAGCTTTAGCAATCATGTTAACGACAGGGTGTTTATGTTCCTGTAAAAAGTTTTTGGTAAAGCTTGGAGCTTGTGTTTTATCTGTTCTAGGGTATTCTAATCTTAGTATATCAAATACTTCAGCTATAGATCTTGCTGCCCATATCTGTGTATCTATATTTGTTTCTCTTTTTATCTCGTGTAATAAATTATGTTCTTGTTGAATTAATTCTTTTTTAATTTTGTGTGCACCTTCTACATCTACTCTCACTCCTTTGAATCTCATGTCAACTAGACATGGGAATAAATCTGTTTCTAAATTAAATATAGATTCTAAATCTTGGTGTAAGATTTCTTTTTTCATCTCTTGCCATAAACCAAAGGTAGCTTCGGCATCTCTTTCTGCATAAGAACCTACATGTAAAGAAGGNAGCTTATACATTTCTGATTTGGGATCGATACCCCACTCAGCTGCAGCTTCAGCTAGAGCTGCTTCATTCTTACCANANCCNANATACTTCCATGACAAACTATTGAGATCATATCTAAATCTATTCTCATCAGTCACAGCTGCTGCAATCATAGTATCAACAATAGCACCGTTGATCTTAAGACCTAAAGCTCTTAACCAACACACGTCATACATGGCATTGTGAAAGATCTTAACACTCTCTGATGCAAGAATATCTTTCAACCATTCTAAAACTTTTTGTCTATCCATGTTGCCACCGCCTTGGTGTGCAATAGGAAAGTATCCTTTGTAAAATTTTGTAGCTACAGCGATTCCAATAACTTCTCCGTTACCTATAACAGAGCCAGATCCTTTCTTAATTAGATCAGGATCTCTTGTCTCTAGGTCAATTGCTATCTCATCAACTTGTCTAAGGTCTGGAAATTCTGTAGGAATTGTCCATTCCGTCTGTGCTTCAAATTTGGGAATCTTCATATTCTTTCTTCCATTTTTTAAAACCTTCGGACCAAGTCTCTTCTCGAGTCTTTGGTTTNTTTTTTGTATAGTCGCGATCTATTATCATCTCTAGATAATGAATTGCTTTTTGAATGTCNTGTATTTTTCCTTTCGCTGCATGCCTGCATATATATTTTATAGCCGACCCTTCCGCGAATTGCAACCTATTCTTGTTTATGAACTCACTTGGCTGCATGACCATGTCTTTATAGTGAGATCCTCCAACTTGTTTTTTATATGGTTTCGATTTCATAACCGTTTCTCTCCTTTTTTGCTTCCATTATGTATAAGTTTTGTTTTGTTCTTGTTACACCCACGTACCAAACTCTATGTTCTTCATCTCTTTTGTCATCATTCTTTTCAACTGACTCTCTTATCTTTTTNGTATTATCTAAAATAAGTAAAACATTATCCGCTTCACCGCCTTTGGCTGCGTGAATTGTGGATAATTTTACTCTTGGTGTCTTAGATAATTCTTCTCCGTTTTGTCTCATGAGTCTGATGTATAAACTTTCTTCAGGATGGGTTTCAAAAACTTCATACCATCTCTGTGTTATACTATATCCAAACTCTTTTAAATCATAAAGTCGTTCTTCAACATTGGTAAATTCTTTATTGAGAAATTCAAATAGATCTCTGCATTCAGTTAAAGAAAGTAAAGTTCCTTCTCTCCATCTCTCGTAGTTTAGAATGTTTCTAAACAATCTTTCATGGTAGCTTCTTCTGTTTTTATATTCATAATAAATCCCTCTTTCACATAAAGGTTCTTTTAATGATTGTAGTTTAGAATGTGTTCTACCTAAGACTAGCCATGTTCCCTGTTCCATGGGCACATCATCCAGAGAAGTTACTCTCTGAACNGATCCTTCTTCTGATCGTGGTTGCCACATTTTAGACAACTTCCTGTCGTCTGGAATCTGCTGAAGTATGCTATTTGCTATATTTTGCACGGCTTTTGGAACTCTGTAAGATTGTGGCAGAACTATGTCTTTTGCCTTTTCGTCTTGAAATTTATGAACATCTGCACCGGCCCAACCATAGATAGCTTGGTCGTCATCACCAGCTAAGATAACATGTTTAGAATTTTGTTTTAATATATTAAACATCTTCCATTGTATTGGAGATAGATCCTGAGCTTCATCAATAATAACTACGTCAAACTTTGGACACAATTCAGAAGAATTAAAATTAAATATCATGTCTGTAAAATCTACTAACTTGTAAGCATCTTTATAACTATCTACTTCATCTCTTAAAATTTTTAATTGTCTTTTGTCTATGTTTTCTGAATACATATCTGTGTTGTATTCTTCTTCCACAGAGATCTCTTTGATCTTGCTGCATTAATAATGTTAAAGTATTCGCTATCAGAATCTACAAAGCCAGTCTTCTCTTCTCCATCAGAAAAAACAGTTACTTCTATACCTAGTTTCTTTCCAATATCTTCATAGTGTTCTGGNTGCATGACATTACTTTTCTTTAAGCCAAGCTTTGCAAAGCATAATGCATGTAAAGTTTTAAAATAAGGTAAGTCTTTTGATTGTAATTCTGAATGAAGATCTAACATTCTATCCTTAGCTTCATTGGCAGCTTTAGTTGTAAATGCAAAGTAACCAATCTTATTAAGTGGTGTACCTAGTCTATAAAAAGTATTTACATACTTTAATAGCTTAGTTGTTTTCCCTGTTCCCGGAGGCCCGAGTATTTTTCTAATCACATTATCTCCGTTTCATGTTTTAATTTTGTATGGTGTATAGGAACTTCATCAAATTCTTTTATGTCAATCATCACTACGTTCTTAGTCGGTGTATTATATTTACCTTTATCTTTGGACGGGAATCTTTTCTGATCTAAAAATTGTATGTCACACTCTTTGTATGTCTTTCTCATCATAACGCCTGTCTTATCTTCTCCATGTTTCCAGTTCTTAGATTTAAGTCTGTCATAAAACTTATCAAATTTAAAATAAGCATATCCTTCTTCTATTAATACAGTTCCTGATTTAAAGCTGGCATCATTCATAGCTCTAGGTCCGTTAATTTTTGCATGTAACAAGTCATGTAATTTTTCTTTAGGTGATGTACCTATAGGAGGATTAATTGTTTTCTGTGTTTTAAATAAGGCTTCTAATACGGTTTGATCTTCTTGTCCTTTTATAATTGGTGGTGGAAATCCTGCATGTTTTGTGATAGCATTCCGTCTCTTTCGCTGATCTGTAACATGTTCTACAGTCTTACAATGTACCGTTGCTTTACCAATACCATCAGGTTTTGTTACATCAAATTCATACTCTGGATCAGGATCAATATCTATTTTTCTTAAGTTCGTTAATACAGGATAAGATCCTTTAG